TGATGCTCTCGAGTACTTCGCATTGGCTGTTGATAAGTTTGAAGAGAAAGTTCTTCACTTTGAAACACGCGGCGAGCTTGCTAAACAAGCAGGTGAGGCTCTTGCTACTAAGATTGACAAAGCTGTGGCTAACGCTCTGCGTTTGGCTGCTGAAACATCGGGCACAATCGGCGGCGCAGCAGTGCAGGCAGACGGTACCGAAATCAACAACGACGCAATCGGTGCTGGTGCAGATGCTAAAGCAAAAGGCGAAGCAATCATTGAGGCTGTGTTCGCAGCTGTTGCGGCTATGGAAGCTAAAGACGTGTCTGGCGACAAAGTTCTTGTTGTCGATCCGCTTCACTACAGCTACCTCGCACAATCTTCAGCAGTTAACAAAGACATCACTTCGGGTGACAATGGCGGTATCAACAAAGGTACAGTCATGGAAGTTGCTGGCATCCGTATCTACAAATCCAATCACATTGGAACAGGTACAGCTATGACTTCTACTAAGAAGCTGAAAGGTCTTGTGTTCACCGCAGAAGCTGTCGCTGTTGCGAAGCTGATGGACGTGACTTCTGAAGTTAACTACATCCCTGAGCAACTGGCTACACTCATGACCACATACTACAGCTACGGTATGGGCGTCCTGAAACCAGCTGGTGCTTGCGCACTCACATCTACTACTTAATAATTAGTAGTTTTTCCGAAGGCCTCCCTCACGGGGGGTCTTCTCCTAAGACTATTAATAAGAAACAGAACAAGGATATTTACCATGATTACAGAGATTGATGCTATCAATCGAATGCTGCGGTATATCGGTGAACTTCCGATCCCCTCAGCTGTTACAATCGACCAACTCCCTAAGGGACACGAAGCTGTATATGCACGGACTGTCCTTGCGGAAACACTCAGAGAAGAACAAGAAGAGAAGTGGTGGTTTAACACTTTCGATATTAAACTAGTACCAAATTCACAAGGTTATTTACTGTTACCCAATAACGTAGTCGGTTACGAAGACCCAGACGTCTTCCAAGAAGGTGGCCTACTCTACGACCGCTCCTCATATAGCCCTATCTTTACTGGTCCCAAAGAGATGACCGTTAGATACAATATCACCTTCGACAACCTCCCAGACGTATTTAGAACTTATGTGGTCCTCACGGCATCACGCTACCTCCACACATATCTGAATGGTGATGAATCGACTCAGCGTGAGCTAGAGCAGAAGATCAATGCCGCTCGTATTAAAGTGGAGCGTGAGCATCTAAAGCAGAAGAAATTTAACTTGGTAAGAGGCAATCGTCTCATTGATCGAGGCACAAACCCAACTGCTATCATTTAAGGAGGTATTATGCCTAAGATTAACAAAGTCTATGGGGCCTTCTTTAACGGGGTCTCTGAACAGAGTCCCGAGTTAGCTCTGGATAATCAGTGTCGGGAGATGACTAACTGTATCCCTGACCTAGTCCGTGGTACTAAGAAACGGCCACCTGCCGTACTCACACTAGCACAGAAACCAGCAGATAATGCTTTCATAGCTGCCTCCAAGATATTCCACTCATACGACCGTGGTGAAGACGATGAGGAATACTTCCTTATGTCTACCGAGGACAGTAATAACCCAGTGCGAATCTTTAACGCAGAGGGCCTTGAGATGACTGTCACTTGGGACGGTCTCTCAGAAGCTGCGTGTAAGGCCTATCTTGCTCAAGGAGGTCTACGAGGGCTTACGGTTCAGGATAGGACTTGGTTGTATTCACGAAAACAAACAACATTTTTGGACCCGTATGCAACAGCGCCTCTCGATGCTAACTACGATAAAATAGCTTACTACTGGCTCAAGCGGGGCTCAGGTGATCGCTTCAACCCCTTTAACTACGCAGTATACCTAGACGGAGTTACATTCGCTGTAGACCCAGATAAGCCTCATCAAGGTGGTTCAGGCGCTAATGACCCAGCTACAGGTGCTGAAGACTCTGATGTTGCAGCTGCACTGTTGGCAGCTAAGATTAATGCTGACGCAGCTTGGAACTGTACAGTCCTCGGCTCGATCCTCAAGATCACTAAAGCAGATGGCAGTGACTTCACATACTCTAGCTGGGACTCTTGGGGCAACCAAGCGTCTGAAGGTTGGAAGGGGTCTGTGAATAGAATCACCGATCTCCCTAAAGATATGCCTTTCAGTAATGTCTATGTTGAGGTTGTAGGTTCTGAGAATAATGATTTTACCAATTACTTTGTTGAGTGGAATGGATCATCGTGGCAAGAATGCCTAGACCCTAAAGCTGACCGAGGACTCCTAAGTGGTATGCCTCTGAGGATGGACCGTGTAGGACTATCCAACGGCATCGCTACATTCCTCATAGATGAGATTGATTGGTCACTACCTCGTGTTGGTAATACAGATAACAACCCAGACCCGTCCTTCTTAGGACGTAAGATCACAGACTTGTTCTTCTATAAGAACCGTCTCGGCGTCGCGTCTGATGACTCTATTACAATGACGGAAGCAGCTAACTATACAAACTTCTACGCTTCTACAGCGGTGGACATTGTATCTACTGACGTTATTGATATTACTATCTCTACCAACCAAGCCTCTAACATTTACTTTGCTAAGCCTTTCAACAACACACTGTATATTTTCACAAAGTATGCCCAATACGAACTCAGTTATGAGGGTGCTTTCTCACCTACTACAGTGTCGATTGAGAATGTTACAAACTACCCAATGAAGACGGACGTAGAGCCTGTTGTGATGAACAACTCTCTATACTTTGTCTCTGTTAGTAACAACCGACAGCAGCTACGAGAATACATTAAAGCTGAAAACTTGAGTGTTCAGGGTGTTGATCTTAACTTGGCTACACCTACTTACCTCGAAGAGCCTATCACATCTCTCGTCGCAGATGGTGTTATGGGTATTGTGTTATGTTGTACCAACTCAGGGACCGCCTACGTCTATAACTATAAAGACGATGGTTCACAGCGAGTGCAGTCAGCATGGTCTAACTGGAAGCTGTTTGAAGGTAGAACTCCTACATCTGTAGAGTGGTTAGGCTTAGGTAATCAAGTTGGGATATGGGTTAAGATGGACGGTAACTACGTCTATCACACAATGTTCCTAGATAATAAAGGTACTGATAACCGTTTCGATAGGACCTTCGATGAGGCGTTGTTGTTCGTAGACCTACCTTACAAGTCTTCGATACTGCTTCCAGATTTCTATCCCCAGACTACAGGTATCCGTACACCTTTGAACAAGTCCTTAATTAAACGGGTTGTTATTGAAGGAGATGGGACATTCGACTCTTCTGTATATCGTAAGGATTACAAAATAACCTATACTAAACAGCATGACCTATCTCTAAAAGATGGTGACTTCTATGTAAACTCTCGGGTAGGGAATGTGGACATCACACTCTACGATGACTCATCGAATGATTTCACAATCTCCTCGGTAGTCGTTGAGTGCCTCTACCAACCAACTTCAAGAGGGGTTAAGTAATTAGGAGGTCCCTTTGGGGGCCTCTTACATAATCAAAACTAAAACAGGAGGACTCCTCGTGGAGACGCCAAGCCGATATACATTCGCCCCCGATGGGAGTACAAATGTCTTTCAGATTCCCGTTCAGATGAAAGGGGACAACTACGTTCGTATTGATATTGATGATATAACTGTCAACGACCGTAATAAATACGATATCGTTAATAACAGTATTGTGTTCGTCAATATCACAGACGTACCAGCAGGCAGTAAACTAGATATTCTAGTTGTGCAAACCGATGAAGGTATTTCCAACTTAGGTAACGTGAATGCGGTTGATACCGTATCACAAAACATTCTTTCCGTTAACACAGTGGCTACAAACATTGCCGCAGTAGTTAACAACTCTAATAACATTGCCCACATCCAAGCGGTTAGTGCTAATATGCCAGCAGTAGTCAATGCTGTTCAGGCAGCTACAAACGCAGCAGCTTCAGAGGCAGCGGCTGAGGCCTCCGAGAACGCTTCTAAGGCCTCCGAGAACGCTTCTAAGGCCTCCGAGAACGCTTCTAAAGCCTCAGAGGTAGCGGCTGAAAACCACAAAGATGGAGCGGCGGCATCTGCTACAGCAGCTAACACCTCTCTAAGTAACACGCTCGCGGCAAAGATGGTAGCTATACAAGCTAGTGCTGACGCCGATACCTCAAAGAATGCGGCCCAAGTTTCAGAGACTAATGCTGCAAGTGAAGCAGCGACAGCCACAACGAAAGCATCTGAGGCATCTGCTTCTGCCGCCGCCGCCGCAACATCTGCGACTAATGCTGCTACCAGCGAGACCAATGCTGCTGCTTCTGCAAGCTCTGCGCAGGCCTCCAAGGATGCAGCTCTCGCTGCTTTGGATAACTTTGATGACCGCTATCTAGGTCAGAAGACAAGTGACCCAGCAACAGATAACGATGGCGCTCCTTTAATTTCTGGTACTTTGTATTTCAACACTACAGATGGAATTATGAAGGTGTATGAGGGCTCTCTTTGGGTAGCCGCTTACGCATCTTTGTCGGGCGCTATGCTTGTCGCTAACAACTTGTCTGACGTTACTTCTGCAAGTGACTCCCGTAACAACCTTGGTCTTGGCGCAGGTGATACGCCTACGTTTGCTGGCCTAACTACAACTTCTGATGTGCTGTTTGGCGACAACGACAAGGCCATCTTTGGCGCTGCCAACGATCTTGAGATTGATGCTGATAGCATTACTAGTCGTATTGCGGCAACAGGTTTCTTGGAGATAGTGTCCCCTGATATGGTTTCACTCGGCGGTGCGGTGGCAGGTGTGCCAAACATGCTTGTTGATCCAGCCACTGGGACTTTGTTCTTAGATTCTACCGGCGCTACTGTAGCATTCATCCCAAACAGCGGCCTTGCCATTGAGTCAAATGTTGACCTAAATGTCACGGGTACAGTAGATGCCACAGCCTTCGTAGGTGACGGTTCTGGTCTGACAGGCATCACAGCGGGTATCCCGTCCCCGGCTGGCTCGGTGGATGGAGACCTTCTTGTGCGCTCTAGCGGCGCTTGGGCAAGGTTGCCGAAAGGCACGGCAGATCAGGTTCTAACAATAAACGCTGGCGCTACTGCGCCTGAGTGGGCAGATGTAACCCCTTATTTGCCTGCTGCCGGGGGTCTTGGTTCGCTTTGTTTTGCTTATTACACGGGCGCTGATGTGGGATTTGGAACGGCTGTTGCGGGATCACTACTGGCACCGACAAGCGCCACAAGGTCACTTACCACGACAGCAAACGCTGCATTCACAGCAACATTCCTTGCGTCCACTGCGCTTTCTGGAACGTGGCGATGCTTGGGCTACTTTGACAGCTTTGTGACCGTTGGCACTGGAGGCCAAAGCCCGCAGAATATGACTCTTAGAGGTGCAACACTTTGGCAGAGGATATTGTAATGATACGCAACCCAAAATATAACGAATTTGGCTCCATTGATCTTGAGGTGAAAATCGGCGATGAGTGGGTGCCGTTCACCGCATCCCCAAACGACACAGAAAAAACGGGGCAAGATTTCTATGCAGAGGCACTGGAGATGGGGCCGGAGGAGTATGTTGCTCCGCCAACTCCTCCAGAGCCAACACCGGAAGAGATATTAGCCCAAGAACGCGCAGCAATGGTTTGCACTCGGCGGCAAGGTAAACTAGCCCTTGGTCCAACTGTGTGGGCCTCAACTCTTGATCTGCTTAACAACCCAGACCCAAGCTGGAGTCCAACAACCTTGTGGGCGCTACAAGTAGCTATTGAAGACACGGTAGAGTGGCGGCGCACTGACCCTGATATGCAGATACTTATCTGGGCTATGAACCTGACAGACGAACAAGCAGATAACTTGTTCAGGTTGGCTATGACGCTGTGAGGACCATTGCGAAGCAATAAACTGAGAGGAGATCAACATGGAAACCCTCTCAAAATGCTAAGTAAACCTAAATAGAAACAAGGACTGTAGAATGAACAAGATAATTAGCTTTGTATTCATCGAGGGCGTTCTACAGTGCTTGCTCTACAGCTAATACGGACCGAGAATTAGACAACGCTCCAATTAACATTGCGATGCTGTGTTTGTTCTCGTGTTCCGTTGAGGCTGAACTAGAAAAGATCGACAGCGAAAGCGGCAGCTCAGCTGTTGGAGGGACGTTGTACGAGGCGAGTGAAAACTCGGGTTCCTTACCCATACCTGAACTATGACAGAGAAAGACCACAATAATGAATGAACGAGACTTAGAAGTTAAAGTGGTCAAACTAGAAAACTCTTATACAAATTTAGTGGAGATATCTAAGGACCTGAAGAAGGAACAAGCGGAGCTTTACGAACTTTCTCACCAACTTAAAACACAGCTTGCATTACTTACCCAAACCATCGAGGAGCTAAACAAACGTGAAGCTTCTCGCAGGTCTGTTGGGGAGCGTGTGACTATGTTTATAGTCGGTGGCTTTATAGCTGCGGTTGTGTCGTGGGTAGTGAGAGGGGGTCTGGAACTGTGATTAATATAATAAGAAATAACATGGCGTGGACACTTACAGGGGCTGTATTGGTCCTTGTGGTATTTAATGTGTATGTAAATATAAAACATCACTTTCAATTGCACAAAGATGATACCAGCCAGCACCACTCTCTAATTGAACACTCCGATAATAATAATGGCAATGAAAGTGAAACCAGATGTCTGTATACCTCGATACCATAACACTAATAATGTCCTGTGCGATGCTACTAGCCTACGCAAAGTGGATTGTTACTGGTGCTAATATGTTTAACGTGTTGGGATTTGTAGCTGTTACTGCCTATCTATTTGCTCAGACGGGCTGGACAGTAGCATTCCTACAGGGTGACGTCTGGGGACGAGACCTATCCAATTACATATGGTTTACTTTCAATTCACTAATTATGATTATACTTGGGCTTATCTGGTTTGATCGAAAATAATAACAACAAGGAGACTAATATGGCTCAAGTCCTAGAGGCTGTCCTCGAGATTATACGCCAGCTGCTGAACAAAGAACCCCCCGCCCCTGAGAAGATTACCTCAGTGGGAAGCACTAAGCTCATTCGTGAGTTTGAGGGCCTAGAGCTAAAGGCTTATAGGTGTCCAGCGGGTGTCTTAACCATTGGGTATGGACACACTAAAGAGGTCACAGCGGGTATGGTGATTACTGAAGGTAAAGCAGAGGCCTTACTGCGCGAGGACCTCGCATGGGTCGAAGAGGCTATCAACACTAAAGTTGTTGTTCCTCTCACACAGAACCAGTATGACGCCCTAGCGTCCTTCATTTACAATGTAGGTGCTGGTGCTTTCACCAAATCAACCCTATTGCGTAAACTGAACGCAGAGGACTACAGCGGTGCATCCGCAGAGTTCAAAAGATGGAACAAGGCTAGTGGTAAGGTCCTTCGGGGCCTAGTACGACGCCGTAAAGCAGAGCAGGAGCTATTCGATGAGTGAACCAGTAAGACATAAAACATATAAACGTGAGATTGCCTGTACCTTAATAGTAGGGCTAGGTGGTGTTGTCTACGTTGGTGATATCGAGATGGTGAAGGTCCTAGTATGGCCTATCATAGGGTTTGCAGCGACAGCTTTCGGGATGGACGCTGTAGGCTCACAATGGAAGGCTAAATAATGTTTCTCAGATTAAAACTAATTATGCTGGGGGTCGCAGGGTCCCTAGCTCTCCTCTTTGCTGCATATGCTAAAGGTCGGGCATCGCAGCGACAACAAGAAGCAACCAAGACCTTAGAGAATTACAAAAACACAAGGGAGCGTATAGATGAAGCTCAAAGTATCAATCGTAGTGCTGACGATGCTCGTGAGTGGTTGCGCGACCGTAACAAGTAGTGTTGCTATCTGTGATGGCTCTGAGAGCCTCAGAGAGGCCCATACAGACGCATTACTAAAAGATGGCGGGGATACATCCGTAATAACAGGGGCGGCTCTTATAGACGCTCTAGACAGGGCCTGCGGGCCTTCCTAATAATCGAAAGGATTACAGCATGGCAGGACCAATTGCAGCTGCGGCTGTTGGAGGTGCGCTAAGTATCTTAGGCGGTATGTCTCAAAACAGACAGATCACCAAACAAGCTAACGAAAACTGGAACAATACTCTAACGGCGCTTGGTATTCAACGCGGCGTAAGCGAGGCTAGTCTCCTATACCAAGGGGATGAGATTAATAGAAGTATCGGTGCTGAGCTAACGGCTCTTATAGGCGAACAGCGTAGGGCCTCAGCTGATACAGCGACTAGTACTATCGAGCGTGAGGCTTATGGTAACACAGCAGCGCGTCTACAGGGTCAGGTTGATATGCAAGCTGCTCAGATGGCCGACAATATCACTCAAAGCGGTGATGCTGCCTTGGCTCAAGTACAAGCAAACCTAACGAATACCATGTACCAATATAACAACGGTGTATACAGTGCATCACAACAACGGGCCAATGCCCTTAATCAACGTCAAGGCGCTTTCGAGATGCTGGCTGGTGCTGCGAGTAATGGCTTTAGCTTCGCAAGCGGCTATAAGACTATGAAGGGTATATAACAATGGCTATAAAGTACACGCCTTCACAGGCTAATATCGAGACTGGAGCGACTAACTACAACGTCACCCCTAATCTCTCGGCCTCACGTGGGCTTGAGAAGGTTAGCGAAGCCCTCCTGAAGGGTATGCAATACAAAACACAAGAAGAAGAGATGGAGTTCACGCGGAAGCAGACAGACCTCCGTAATACAATCTCTACCTTCAACGAGGAATATGCCAAGGCTTCTTATGCTGAGCGTCAGCTTATGGCAAAGGAACTCGAAGACCTTAAAACAGGTGACACGGGTCGTGATAACAAATGGGACCGTGAACTTAACCGTATGGGTAAAGAGTTCTCTAGCCGAGTTAACATAAGCCTTGCTCAAGAGACCGAGCAGCGTCGTAAAGCAGCAGCAGCGGCAGCGAAAGCAGCGGCGAAGGAGGCGAAAACAGCGGCACGTAATAAACGTATTGCTGACCAGCAGATTGCTTACCTAGAGCTTCAGCGTAATATGATGGAGACTACCGACGTCGCTGAGCAGCGTAGGATGACCAACGATTACTTCGCGGCCCACGTAAGCCCTTACGAAGGCTCGGATGACCCAGACGCTGTAGAGATGTATGCTCGGGGCTTAGGTGATTACAACCAAGCTAATAAATTTGTGATTAATCGTAGACGTAGTATCGCTGACCAGCAGATCACAACAGATGTTATGGCAGGTGTACAGGCTGAGATTATATCACAAGGCGGTATTACTCCAGATCGTATGCTGGACCTTAGAGGACAACTAGAGTCCCGTAGTGATTACGAAGAGAATAAGTCAGCTCTTAACCAACAGTTTGCTGATATCGTACTAAGCGCTATCCAAACACCCTTTAATGACCCTAGCTATGTGCCTACCGAACAGGATGTGAAATTATACAATGAGCAGCTTGCTGATATCGCTAAGGCGGACCCCTACGTTGTAGGATCACAATCATATCGCGTAGCTCAGAACTTCGGCGCGACTCTTGGAGCCACTGTTAACCGACAACAGGAAGTAGACCTCCAGTCAATGTTGAACGATGGTACTGTATCACAGGCTATCTACGACAAGCGGGTTGATGAGGTTTATGCTAAGGGTATTATCAGCGAAGAGCAGGCCAGCGACTACAAATTCCGCAAAGCAGCTACAAATAGCGAGAACAATCAACGAGCTAGAATGGCTCCATTTGTTAATGTTGGTGATGCCGCAGGTCTCAAGCAGGCTCTGGAGGACGAGCCTCGTTTGAATCCTAGCACAGCCCGCACTATGGTTGGTGAGGCCCTTGCGGATACTTTCCAGCAACTATCAGGGCGTGAGGATGTAACTGTAGGTGCTAACGTGCGTAACGCCTTTAGCGCAGCTATGTCCTTTAAGAATGAGAACCTAGCCCCAACTAAGCTACCTTTCATTGATGAGATTCTCAACTCACCTCGTAATGGGCTGGAGATGACAAACCAAGAAGTAGTAGACTTCATGGAAACATATGAAGCAGCTACTGAGTATGGTTACTTCAAAGGTAGCTCTGGTAACTCACGAGTCACAGCTGATTACCTAGCTCTTAAGGGCATGATAGAAATGGGTGTTCCTAATGTCGGAGAGACTCTCTTCAATGCTCGTCAGAACCGTATCTCAGTGAGACAGAATGACGTCGATGACGCTATCCTTAAAGCTATGGATGCTAATCCTCGCTGGACAGAGAACCTCAACGAACAGAACCAACGCTTCTTGTTAAGTGCTTTCCGTCCTACTGCTAAGACAATGATGGAAGGTGGTTTCAGCCCTGCGGACGTCGAGAGCTTTGCTGAAAGAGTGTTGGATGATAACTGGATGCGTGTTGACCCTAGGCTCGGCGGCTCCTCAGAGGTATTCATTCCTCGTACTACAGAAGTACCAGATGGAGACTCTTACAAACGGGCTTATGACGCAATCAACGGAGAGCTTAAAGGATCAGGATTTGCCCGCTTGGATTACCTAGCGCCTATCTCAGCTTCTGACCCTGAAGGTATCTGGATTGCAGTCGATAGAGACGGTAAGGTCGCTAGATTTACCAATGAAGAAATTGGTATTGTATCTAGAACTGGCAAGCTACCAAATTAATAGGAGAAACTATGAGTAGTATTACAGACAGATTTGGGGACCCTTTTGGGTC